GAACAGCGGATGGTAACGGAGGACAAGGACGGCGTCTGCTACCAGCGCGTTTCGCTGGACGATGTTCTGCCGGGAGAGGAACAACTGCGGCGCATTGAAGCCATAGCCGACCCCTACGCCATGCAGCCGCAGAGTATTATGGAAGAGCAGGAATCGCGCCGGGAACTGTACGATGGCCTGAAACGGCTGACCCAACGGGAGCAGACCTATCTGCTGTACCGCTATGGCTTCACCGATGGCGAGGAACATCCGCTGATCGGCACGGCGATATACTTTCACCTGACAAAAGGCCGCGCCAAAAAGACCGAGGAACAGGCCATGGATAACCTGTGGCTGGAACTGCCGTGGTGGTTTATATGAATAGGCAGAGAGATTGTATTAAATTGAGTGAATTACGATAGAGAACAAAAGCTAATCTTCCCTTGTTCGACGCTCTTTAATAATCTTATAAATTGGAAACCAATAGACAATAACGATGATAAGGCATGTGATTGCTAACGCACTATAGATGAAAGATTTCATAAGCACAGCCATAATCATAAAGATGAAAAAAAAGAATATCCACGGCGACTGTGCTGATTTATACAAAGCTAGTTTATCTTCAAGGGTAGTATATAATTCAAATGGCTTTCCATCATTCTTTTTTTCGACAATCAATAATTCTTTGTTAAGTGTCGTCTTAGGCGTTGATAGCTTTCCACCTGATTCAGCCCACGGACGAAATTGTACTTTGGCAAGAGAGTAGTTTAGATTAATGTTCTTGAAAAAAACAACGTATCCTAAGCTTTGAAGAAATTCAACATACTTGTCTGAGCTTTCACGACTCTTGTGACCAATATAATCAATCTTATATTGATATTCCCCCGGAGTGCATGTTTCAAACTCATAGATAGCCCGTGATGTATTTATTAAGTGATACCCTTGTTGGGACATTCTATTAAGCCATTTCTCTTGTAAGGATAATAGACAACCAAAAAAACGTACCTTTTTGTAGCGCATATTAAATCTCCTTTGAAATCCTTTCCGCTAAGTCGATTAATTGATGAAGTCGATCTATTTCGGTTTGGACAGCCTCCTTTCCAGAAGGTGTTATTAAATATACTTTTTTTCTGCTTGTACTTTCAGTGCTTTGTAATTTAATCCATCCTTTTTGTTCTAACGAGGATAGAGCACCATATAATGTCCCTGCTCCTAATAATACCCTTCCGTTTGTTACTTCCTCAACAAATTGAATGATTGCATATCCATGCCTTGGTTCATAAAGGGACAAAAGTATTAAATCTGTAACTTCTGTAAGGGTTCCCCCTTGCACATAGTCTTTCATAGAACCTCCGCTTCGAATATGTGCCCTTTATCCAAATTGATTGTCACATCGGCTAAATCCACTATATTTTTGTCGTGTGTAGAAATTATAATGATTCGATTTTTCTTTATTGAGGTTAAATATTTTTTGAGGTCATCAATACTGTCTTTATCCAATGCAGAGGTTGGCTCATCCAATAGAATTATAGAAGGATTGTGCACCAATGCTCGCATAAGCGTTATTTTTTGCTTCTCGCCACCAGATAGAGTAATGAATCTATTGTCGATAGGAGTGTCGACACCTTTTTCTAATTTATCAAACAACCCGCGTAAATGTAAGATGGAAATCAACTTATTCCCAATGACTGTATCGTTGTGCACAGAATCAAGATAGATGTTGTAGCGTATGGTGTCATCGAATACAATTGGCGTTTGCTCGCAAAAACCAATCAATGTGCGGCGTAAAGTGTAAACATCAAGTGCTTTAATAGAATAATTATCGTAATAAATATCCCCGATGATATCACTGTTGTATAATCCAACGATGGCATTGAGTAACGAGCTCTTTCCGGAACCATTTGCGCCCATCAGAACATATATCTTTGACTGTTCGAATATTAGGTTTACATTGGATAGTATTTGCCTCTTGTTCAAAATAAGTCCAAGATTATTGAGTTTGATCTGTTTGACCTGCTTTGGACAAGTATCCCCAATAAGCTCCTCTGGAATATCCAGTAGAGCATTTAGCCGCTCGTATGAAACATTGGTATCTTGAATGTTTTTTCCAAGAGAAAAAAAGTAGCGAATAGCTGAAAGCGTCATTGAAAAATAAGTGGTGATAATACCGAGGTATTCAGTTTCCATGAGAAATCTCCTTTTTTTGTGCGTGAAACTATTCATAGGAAGCAGCTATGCTATGTGGCTTAGTCACTATGAAAGCTCATTTACGATGAGGTTGATGCTTCACGAAACCGTTCGGCATGGAGAATCGTACACATTGATTCGTCCAAGCTAATTATATCGTTAACCGTAATAGTAATCAAGAGTTTATAAAGCGTGTCTTTGAATTTTGTGACATTGAACAGGTTATAGAAAAGCTTTTTGTGAAATATCATGTCAAATATTGTAAGCGTGGGTTACACTTAGTAAGTGGTATCTTTAATTAAGGGAAACGGGGCGGTCACGTTTACATACGACCACGGCCACCAGCCAGCACCCGGAGATTTTGACCAAGTAGACCGGGACTGGACGAATTTTACCCGCCGCTTGAAGCGCTTCTGCAAAAAGACGGGGCGGGAAGCATCCAAATGGATGCAGGTTGCAGAGTACAGCGTGGTGGACGAGGACGGGAAAGTTACCGGCAGACACCACCATCATGCGATCCTGCAAGGCAATCTGACATGGCAGGAAATCAAGGACTTGTGGCGGGACAGCACCGGGCGGCCGATGGGGCTTGTGAAAGTTGAACCTATCGATCTGACCTGTTCCAGCTTTGAACGCTTGACGACCTACATGACGAAAGCCCGCGCCCGCATCCGCCGCTGGCGGCAGAGCCAAGGACTGAAAAAGCCGAAAACTCCGCGCCCGAACGACACAAGATGGAGCCGCAAGCGCTTTGACGAAGCGTTTACCCTACCGGATGATCGTGCGTACTGGGAGAAAAAATACCCTGGCTATACTCTGCGTGAGTGTGAGCAGCATATCACCGGCAACAACACCAAGCATTTGATCCTCAAGTTGAAAAAGAAACCGGAGACCCGGCGGAAGAACAGGAGAAACCAGCCATGAGCATGAGATTGGAACTTTCTGACCTGCCGCCACGCTACCGGGCACAGGCGGAAAAGCAGCTCGCACAGAGAAGGTGCGGGGGCAAAGCTGCACCTGCATCGTTGGAAGCCGCTGTGAATGCCGCCAGATCGACCGGACACGAGTTTGACAGCCGGGGCGAGTATGACTACTACATGGGAACTGTTCTGCCCAAAGTCCAGAGTGGCGAGGTCGTGAAGGTAGAGCTGCACCGCAGGTTTACTATGCTGCCGGAAAAAGAATACGGCAATGTGAAGCTCCCGGCGGCGCACTATACCCCGGATTTTGTGCTGACCTATGCTGATGGCACGGTTGAGGTGGTGGAAGTGAAAAGCAAATTCACCCGGCGGCAGCAGCGTGATTACATCCACCGCCGCCGTATGTTTATCGATCTTGTGGCAGAACCGCAGCACTGGCGGTTTATTGAGCATATCACGCCAGATACGGCGGAAGAAATCAGAAAGTGGAAGCGCCTGGCCGAACAGGCGGGAAAGGATTCATCATGGGAAAAAGCAGGGCAAGGATGCCAGCATTCTACCGGCAGAGCATCCAGAATGCAGTGAATCAGCAAATCAACATCGGCAAGTCGAAGCACCGCACGATGCTGAACCGTGAGGCAATCGGGCAGGTCGTTTCGTACTGCGCAGTTGCCGCGGCACATGATCTCTGGGACTGGGGAGAGAAAGAATCTACGCTCCTGACCTTGAAGATGAACAATGCTGCATCCAGGTATATCATGGATCACGACAAGTACGGTGCACCGGAAGCCCTCAAGCGGCTGGAAGCACGCACTGCCCACCTGATGCCGGAAGAATTTTGGCTCCCGGCGGGTGGTCTGGTAGGCTCTGAAAAAAAGCTGCGTGTTCTGGCTGAACGCCGGGACGCTGCAAAGATGATCGTTCGTTTCTTTGCGGAATCACTGGAAGAAATGGAATATACCCCTGAACAAATTGAGACCGTGAAGGAAGAAATCAAGAAAAATTACCAGCAGTTCCTCGGCTGGGTGGACGATGGCGGAGAAGAAGTTGCCTATGATCGTCTGCGCCGGGTCATTGAGGACATTTACGGCGTGGGTGCCATGGTGGAGCGCGTCAAGGGTGAAGAACCCGTTTTCGGAGAACCCCTTTTCAAGAAAGATTTTTGATTTTTTGGGAGGACTGAGCAGTGAAAGTACACGAGGCGGAGGCAATCTTGAAATATTATGCGGACATCCCGCAGCGGATAGAGATCATCCGCCGTCAGTGCACCGCACTGAGCGATGAAGTGGACCCTATGCGGGGCATGGGCACCGATGGAATGCCCCGCGGCGGAACACCTGGGGACAGCACGGCGGCGATGGCCTGCCGGATGGATGAACTGGGCATTGGAGACCAACTACGTCAGCTGGAACGGCAGCGGGCTGTGTTGCTGGAAGATCAGAACATTATCCGAGGACAAATGAACCGGCTGGACAGTGGCCACAATCTGATTTTAACGGAGTTCTACATCAGCCACAAAAAATGGCACGAAGTACAGCAGAAAGTTCCATACAGTGTGCAGCACTTGAAGTACCTGCGAAACGTCGCTCTTGCACAGCTGGGAAGGAACCTGGAACGGCTCCCGGAGTGCGCCGCTTTATTATCGCGTGCGTTAAACACGCGCGAGGAACAGCGCCGAGCGGATGCCTGGGCGGAGGGTGACATTCTCTTATAGGCAAGGCTGCCTGCGGAACTTCATGTGCAGGCGCTTCCGCAAAATCGTGTCCGATGGTCGTAGAAAAACAAACACGACTACCCCAAAAATCTGAAAACAGGCATAGAAATAACCCGGCGGGCAGTTGGCCTACCGGGTTTCGTGCAAAGGAGACTGAAAATGGGAATCAAAATTGAACTGACCGATGATGAAATTGTTGAACCGTCTGGCGGAATAGCAATGTTTGACCTTCCGGGCAGAGAATTTCCGGGGAACGAGGATGTGCTGTTTGATCTGCGCTGGTCTGTGATTCCGCGGAGAGAGGGCGGAATTGAAGTCTTTGGCGGAAATGATGGCAAAATAGTCCTGGAATCGGAAGAAGAGGTAAAGGATCTGTGCGAAGCTATGATACGTCAAATTAGAGCAAAACCGATATTCTCGGATTCAGGAGAGCCGCTGCTGGACTGCCAATCTGAAAGGCGGGCAGCTGAACCGGATTTACGCGAAGGAGGACAAAGTGAAGATCAAAATTGAGATTGACAGCGGCATGATAAGCCCGCGAGAATATGCCGTTAGAACCATCGCAAAAGAAATCGTGAAAACTGGAATCAAAGAAAAGCAGATCTGGTACAACGAAGCGGCAATCCAAACCGAATTGGAAAATGCAGAGGTAGGAAGGCTCGTCAGGTGTTGGTTAAAAAATGTTTGGCCGCTTCCACAGCTACGTTCTTTGCAATCTCGATTATCACATCTGCGCTGAAAGAGCCGGCCTTTTTGGCAACGCTTTTGACCTTTTCCCAGTTCGTATCAGACCGAATGTTTTCAAGAAATCTATGCCCATCAGGCGTAATGCGGGAAATGGGAATGCGATAAGTGTCTTTCGAGAAAAGAGTTTCAACAAACCCGGATTTGACGCAATACTCAACGGCGTAAAAGAGATCGTCGTTGTCGTAGGTCTTTTCAAGTTCAAGCTGGTAGGCTGGCGGTGTTTCCGGGTCATCCAGCAGGAAGTCGTTCACATTGTTTTTCTGGTAAGAAATGAAATAGCAATAGTGGTTATAGTCTGTGTACTCTTCTGCACAAAGCATAACGGCGCGGACGCAATCCATGTTTAACTTCATACAAACCATCCTTTCAACACCATAAGCCCGTCAGGTCATCGACCCGGCGGGCTTTTTGAATTTCGTGATTTACTTTTCGTGTGGCGGCTGGTCATCCGGCGGAGCGTTGCGCTTGAAGATGATCTGCGGTTCGTTCGGATCCCGGCCTTCCTCTTTGGCGTTCTGGGCGATTTCGTCCATCAGGCCGACAGGAAAACCGTTTTCGTCGAGCGGCCCATCGTAACCGGTGAAGTCAACGACGTTCACGCAGGGCGGTTCGGGGATGGTTTTGTAGTATCTGCCGTCCTCATAGTTCTGATCCGTGACCCGGTTCCAGTAACCAATGTCTCCGTGCTGCTCCTGGGCAGCTTCCATCGCTTCCCGTGCCTGTTCTTCAGTCAATCCGTCGAACAAGAGCCGGGAGCCATCAGCAAAGGCAGCGACCAGCCGCCAAGGAGCAAAAAATTCAGCTTCGTCCATGAAAATGCTCCATTTCGTGAGATTTTTGTGAATGAGTTGAAGTTTTGAGCACGGAAAAGTCCAATTCATTCACAAAAAAGTGAATTTCGTGTACGAAAAATCATAATCTGCAAACAAGATATGATGTTTTGAACACAAAACTTTCTATTTTGATTTCGTGGGGATGTACCCATTCAGGCAGCGATTGAAACCGCGTTTCGTGAGCGCGGCGGTGATCCGGTCATCCGGGAAGTAGAAAACAAGTTCGTTTTCGTTCAACAGACCAGACCCGGCGGGGTACTGAACACCGGAATACCAATCCGTTTCCATGTCATACTTGCGGTGAAGATACTTGTAAACGTCCCTCTGGGCCTTGTCGAACACCTCAACAAAGGAGAAGGAAGCGCACGGCGGCAGTTCCGTTGCCAGCATGGGCACATTCCGCACCAGCCATTCCACGATCGCAGCCTTTGCGGCGTTTCGCTTGGGCTTGTCGTCCCGGTGGACTGCATTCAAAATCTGCACAACCAGCGGTTTGGGCAGATCGTTCAATACCTCTGCCAGCGGGTAAGGGTTTTCGTGCAGCAGGGGCGACGTGCGCAGCTCTGGCACGAGATCCAGATCGTGACAGGTTACAGGCTTCTGGCGGTCGTCGATGCGCTCACTGGTGTAATACAGCATATCTTTGATTGCGTTCTGTGCCGCGTCGGAAAGCTGCTCCACCAGAGCAACACTGTCTGCAAAGCTGATTTGCGCCTCGTTTCGTTCGCCGGTGCTGCGGCCCGTCTTATAGGCCGCATCAATGATACCAAGCTCCATAGCCAGCCGGAAAATGTGCTTGCAGGGCTTTTTGCGCTTTACAAAATCGTTACAGGTGCAGCTTGCAAGGCTGGTCTGGTACGGCTCTTTACCGGATCCATAGAAAACCCCGGTTTCGTGTTCACGGTCAATGCTGGTCGGGGTGGTCTTGCTCTGCTGGGCGCTGGCAAGGCGCTTTTCTTCGTCAGTGTCTGCGGGATGCTCTGTCCAGGGGCCGAAGGCGGGAATCATAGTCATAACGGGAAACCTCCTTTTCGTGTTTCGTTACTGTCATGATAGAGCAAAACGCAAATAAAAGCAATAAATTAGAACAAGATTTCGTGACGGGATGCAAGAATAACCCCGGCGGGCTGCCGGGGCTGGCTGTCAAAACGGCAGGCCGGTATAGTTGCGCATGGGAATGGCATCGGCGGCGGGAACCAGCATATTAAGAAGCTGCCGGTATAAAGCCGGGTTTGCTGCACGCTGGGCACGGAAGTCCTCTAGGAATTGCGCCTGTGCTGCCAGATCGGCCAAGTTTTCGTCATCCACGTTGTAGCACTGGCATTGATCCCGCCCGGAGGAGTATATCCAACATCGAACCATGAAAACACCTCCTTTCTGTTTCGTGATGCTCCCGGCATAAATGTCGGGAAGATGGGGCGGGGCCGCTTTGACCGGTGTGACCCTGCCGGGGCTTCCGGGTCCGTGTTCAGGCGTGGACGGCGGGCAGAGCTGCCAGATCGGCGAGGCGGGGCACGGTCAAGTGGTGACGTTCTGTCACCGATTCCGGGCGCTGGATCTGGGCAGCGTGCTCTGCGGCGGCTTCGATGATCTCCGTCATCCGCTTTGCGGCTTCCTCCGGCGTGGTGAAGTTCTCGACTTCGCGGATGTGGGTCTTGCTGATCCGGTCGGACCAGTCGATCAGGCGGGCGGGGTCAAAGTTGACCGGCTGCACGGTGATCTTGCAGGTGGTGGGCTTGCCGTTGGTGTAGTAGTCGGCGGTGACGATGTAGGCGATCTGGGCGATGGCGTTCTGGTTCTTCATGGTTGTTACTCCTTTTCGTTCTGTATTTCGTGCTGATACTCCCGGCGGCCTGCCGGATGGGCTGTTACCCATGAGCGCCCGCCCCAGTCTGGGGCGGCTGGGCTTGCACCAGCGGCAGCGGGAACGCTGTCGGCCTTGCGGGTTTCGTGTCAGGCATTCAGCTGTAAAAACGTGCTCTGCGTGGGGATCAGGTTCCGGGTGAGGGTGTCGGTGTAGCTGGCCTCTCCCTCGTAGCTGTCAACCACCCGGCGGTCTGCGGCGGCCATATCGTGATAGCTCTTTTTGCCGTAGGTGGGCGGCAGCCAGCCTTTGCGCTGTCCGGCGTAGAGGTTGAAGGACTTCAAAACGTCCGTGTTCGTAAACTCGATGTGGCAGGTGCCTTTCTTGTAAAACGTGGCGGTGAAATAGTGCAGCTGGATCTTCTGGGTCTGGCCGCTCTTTTCGGCGGCATCCAGGACGGCGCGGAGTTCGTCCCCATTGTAGGGCTTGCCGTTCGTGTCCAGGAAGTGCAGCACCCGCTCGATCTGGGCAACATGGCCTGTTGCGTTGTACCGGGGGCAGAAACGCCCATCGTATGTATCAAAGGCGTTGCAGCGGAAAATCACCTTGCGGTTGATCTTGTACGCGGAGTTCGTGCACCAGCCGTTGTAATAATGCACGTTCTTGCTGTACTCGTCGTTATAATGCAGGTTCGTCCAGTCGTCGAACAGCTTTATAATTTCGTGGTCGATGCTGGAAAGAAGATTTCGTGAAATTTCTTCCCGGACGGTCAGAATGTTGTACGCGCTGAAGTCGTAGCCTTCAAGCTCTTTGATTCGCTTCTGGTAATCCTGCTGCATTTCGTAGGTCATTGCATCGAACAGCTGCGGCATTTCAAACAGCTGTTTCCAGTACATCCCGCGCAGTTCCCGGATAGCGTCGTTATAAGATTTCGTGAAAGCCATCACGGGGTTTTCTTTCTTACCAGCGCCGGCAGAGGAGAACAGGGACTTGATCCCGTCGTATTCCGCATAGATCCGGCGCACACCCTCTGCGGCGGCGTTGTAGCGCTCAATGGCTGCCGTGATGGGGTCGGAAGATACCAGGGCGGCAAACTCCGGGTTTTCTTTCAAGCGCTCTGCGGTTTCGTTTTTCAGATCCAGGCGGATCCGGCTCACCGGCTCCCGGTCGGGAATGTCCACCGACACAAGCGCCACCTCCACGCGGGCGGCGCGGCGGGCGTTCTTGAAAGCGTCCGGGTAATACTTCACTGTTGCGTGCAGCGCTTCCAGCCGTGCGGCCAGCTCTTTCCGTTCGTTGGTGCAGGGGTTGCGCAGGGTTTCGGCGTTGAGCAGACAGCGGATTTTGCCGCCGTCCTGCATGACGTCCAGCGCTTTGAGTAGGTGCGCGGCACCAGCGGAGAAAGGCGGGTTCATGACGATTGCAGCGTATTTCGTGGTGGGGCGGAAGGTCAGAAAGTTATCATGCACCACCCGAAAACCGTCTTTCTTCAACACGGCGCGGAAGTCGCTGGAAAGCTCGATGCAGTCAAGCTCTGCGCTTCGTGCCTTTCCCTTGTCGTAGTAGTCAACCTCGCCGGTCTTGTGGTCGTGGTGGACGTTGAACGCCAGAGCGTGGACCTGACGCGCAAGCGCTCCATCACCGGCGGACGGTTCAAGGATGGGTTTCGGGTAGGTGGTGAACCCGGATTTTACTTCCCGCAGGGAGAAAACCATATCAAAGGCCAGGCTGTCCGGCGTGGGGTAGAAGTCCAGGGAATCGTTTGGGGTGGTCATCGTGTAAACCTCTTTTCGTGTTTCGTGATATGCCCGGCGGAATGCTGGGCGGTGGGGCGGGGCCGCTTTATCCGGTGCGGCTCTGCCGGGGTATCCGGTGCAGGTCATGCAAACAGGCGGTTGCATACCTGCTGTATTTCGTCATTCGCTTTCATGGGAGCCAGCAGCACGGCCACGGCGGCGCGTTTCGGGTCTATGGTGTCTGTTGCCAGGATGGGCGCAAACGGGCTGTTGCTGCCGTGGTAAACAAATTCGTGATGATCCACAAAAGCGTCATACTCCGAATTTATCATGATGGGCCGGGACCCGTTGCGGAACATTCGGAACGTGCCCCAGATCTTGCCCTTCATTTCGACTTCCTGCAAAAGTGAAGTGCGCTTGACCTCTTCTTTGCAGTCGCTCAACTTCTGGAACATCTGCGCGGCGGTCAGCTGGTGCGGATCGTTGGTCACAAACCCGTCATCGCTGGAAACAATGGTCACGCCATCGGCGGGGGCTGCCTGCATGGTGACGGGCTGGATCACTTCCGGGTAAAGAACGGCGGGCAGCTTGAACGCTGCATAGCCGGTGAAGATGTACACGCTGCCGCCCTGGCAGGTGATCCGCACGGCGTTGCGGTTCTTGGCCTGGCCTTTCAGATAGGCGGTGATCTTCTTCACGTTCAGGCCGGCGGGGGCGCTGCTGGATGCTCTTTTCATATTGCAAAAACTCCTTTTCGTGTTTCGTTCTGGTTTTCGTGCCCGGCGCTCTGCCGGTGCGGTGGGGCTGGGCTGCTTTGGACGGTGCAGCCCTGCCAGAGTATCCGGGGCGGGTCAGGCGGTGAGCAGGTAGCCGCGGCGGGCGCAGATGAGGCGGAGACGGGCGGCGGTGATCTGCTGTTGCACCTCTGCGGGGCGGTCGGTGCACTCTGCCTTGCGGCGCAGCGCCTGAAGGGTCCACTGCTGGCGCAAAACCTCGTTGATCTGGTCGATGACGTTGCTAAACTTTTTCATGGTTCAAACTTCCTTTCGTGTTTCGTTTTGTGGTGATCCTCCCGGCGGGGTGCCGGTGGGAAGTGGGGCGGGGTTGCTTTGCCCGGTGCAGCCCTGCTAAAGTTTCCGGTTTCGTGGTGGTGGATCATGCCAGCAGCCCGGCGGCGATGCTCTCAAAGTCCAGCTGTTTCACCGGCGCTTCATCCAGCACGGCCACGGCGGAGGGAGTCTGCTTTGCGTCCTCTACGGCCTTCCGGGTCTTGCGCCAGGCGTCCAGCGCGGCAGCCTGACCCTTGCGGTCGGTGTCGGGAACGGCCAGGAAAGCGGCCTTTGCTTCCCGCTCTGCCTGCTGTGCGGTGCGGAGTGAATCCGGGGCGGGCTGCGCGCTCTTCTGCGGGGCACTCTTCGTGGCGGCGGGTTTCTTTGCGCTCTTCGGTGCGGTGGGCTTGCTGGCCTTCTTTGCGGCCTTCTTGATGGGCAGCGGGTCAACGTGGACCAGCTCCGGCAGTTCGTGCCGCTCTTCGGTGACGATGGGGGCCGGGGCGCTGGCGGCCTGCTCTGCGGCGGCCTTGGCGGCTTTGCGCTGATCCGCCAACATCTTGTTATAGGCGCGGATCTCGTCCAGGCTCTTAAAGCGTCCGGCAGGTGCGGGGCGGCTTGCTTCCACCTGCCCGATGTGGAACAGGTGCGCAGGGGCCTTGTAATAGTTCCCGTTGTCGTCCTGCTCTTCGGCTGCCTTGGTCAGCGCGTCCGGCTCCTTGCCGCTGCTGCGGGTCTTGCGGGGGGCGGGTGTCCAGCTTCCAAAGCCGGGTATCAATCGCGGCCTTCTCGCCGGTCTTGACGCTCTTGCCGCGCTCCTTCCATTCGTGGAACGTGTGGAACAGGCCAGCAAGCAGCAGCTTTTCCAGCTCTTCGCCCTGCTGCTCTTCGGGCACGTCCTTGAAGTGAATTTCTTTGCCCTTGGCGGCGATCTGCTCCGGGGTGTAGGCCAGCGCCAGGATGGCGCGGCGCTGTTCGGGGGTGTGATACTTCGCGTTGACTTCGCTGTAAATGATCTCGTTGTTAGTCATGTGTAACGCTCCTTTGCTTGTTGTGTTGGTGTTCGTGATGATCTCCCGGCGGCTGCCGGGGTAGTGGGGCGGGGTCGCTTTGCGGTGCGGCCCTGCTAAGGTATCCGGGGCGTTCAGCCCAAAAGAGCGGCGGCGGCATCCTGCCAGGTGGGGAAGGCGTAGAACGTGCGGCGTTCGTCGTTGGTGTTCTCGCCGGTGATCTGGGCGGCGATCCGCTGCCCGGTGCGGGGGTCCCATCCTTCCAGCCGATACCCGGCGGCCTGCAGGCGCTGGGCTGCGGCGTTCTCTGCCTTGTTGCGCTGGCGGATCTGTTCAAGTGTCATCATGGTGCAGGCTCCTTTCAATCTTCGGTGCAGCCGTGGCAGTAAAGCGCGTCAATCACTTTGTCATCGCTGAAATCTTCCGGGGTGCCGTTCGCGTCAACCACCAGGTCAACGCGGTCATAAATTCGCAGATCGGTTTCAGCGTCCACCACAAAATACCAGTCGTCACCGTCCAGCGCGTCGGTGCACCAGACTTCAACCGCGCCGTCATCGGCGGCGGTCATGCCCTGCACAATGGCCGGGGCAATGTAGCGGCCCAGGGGGCCGACGGTGTAGGGGCATTGTGCCGCGGCCTTTGGTGCGGTGCCTGCCAGCAGTGCGGCCGCCAGTGCGGCGGCGGTGGTGATCTTCTTTGCAAGTTTCATGTTCTTTGCTCCTTTGCTTTTTCAGGTTTGCCCCGGCGGGTTGCCGGGGTTATGGGGCGGGGCCGCTTTGTTTGAGCGGTGCGACCCTGCCAGGGCATCCGCTTGACTTTACCGCCTTTCGGTGGTAAACTGGCTTACAAGATGCGTTGTGGAAAATTCATCTTGCAAGCCTGTCACCTGCTTTAGTGGGTGGCGGGCTTTTTTGCTGCCTGCTTCTTTTTCCACTCTGCCAGGTAGGCGGCCCAGATCGCTTTTTTCAAAGCGGCGGGGAGCTTGAAAAATTCAATGCTCATGGTTCTGATCTCCTTTCTTTTGATTTGCCCCGGCGGGGCAGTGGGGCGGGGTCGCTTTGCGGTGCGGCCCTGCTAAGGTGTCCGGCGGGGGTTCAGCGGGCGGCGTCGGCCAGCTGGTTGATGTGGGCGGGGTGGATGTTGGGATAAAAGCCCATCCGGTCAAGGTCGGCGGGGGATGCGGCATTGTCGATGGATTCAGCCCAAACATGGGCGGCGGCGGATACTCGACCATCGGCGCGGCTGGTAGCGTTCACAAGGTTGGCGATGGTTTCACGGGCGGCATCTTTGCCGATCTTCCGAGCCAGTGCCTTGACGGTATCGGCGGGGTTGCCGGTGCAGGTGTCCTTGTAGATGGCAGTCAAGGTGTCGAGGTTGTCGCGGATCGTCCGGCGGGCGGCGATCATTTCGGGGCGGCTCATGTTCTCAAAGTTCAGCATTTCGGGTTTCTCCTTTCGGTTCGGTTGGTGTCTTGGCACGTCCACGTGTCGCTTGCTGTGGCCTTACTCTAGCACGTCCACGTGCTTCCTGTCAAGCACTATGACGTGTTTTTGGCGACTTGCACAAAAAACACGTTGATGTGCTGTGAAAATTGCACGTTGACGTGTTTCGCTGCAATATGTATAATATTCTTGATTCCATTAGGCCGAAAAGAAATGGGGGATACCATGCCAGTATCAGCAATAAAAAGGCGAAACAATGACAATTACAACGCAAAATGCGATGCAATCACGATCCGACCACTGAAGGCGACCGGCACAGCGATCCGCGCCGCGGCTGCTGCCGCTGGGCAAAGCCTGCAGGGGTATATCTTGCAGGCGGTCCGCGCCCGGATGGAGCAGGAAGGGCAGCCGCTGGAAATTGAGCAGACCCCGGCGGAATCCGGGGAAGAAGGGGGATTATAGGGGGTTACTGGGGAGGCTATAGATCACTAAGTTCTAGCCCTACACCTAGAGCACTACCCGGTAAAGTGGAGAATCTGACCCCTCCGGCAAACGGCAAAAACGCACCGGATGGAGCACCGCCAGCGCCAGCCGTGACGCTGGAACGCCGACAGCGGGAACGGTGCCAGCGCTGACCATGCCCACCGGCACCGCCAGCAGATCAGCCCCACCACCGGCACCGGGACGCACCCCGCCGGAACCATTGCCGCCAGTGCAGACCAAAGGCCAGAGCAGCAGCGCACGCCGCGCCGTCTGCCCTGGCCTTTTTCTTTTGCCCATCTTCCCGCCGCTGGCCCTGCTGCCTGCCCGCTGCACCGGATCGCCTGCCGGATCGGTGCGGA